TTCCTCTTTTTTCTCCATGTCGTGCTTAAAAGCTTCAGCTTCTTTTTGCATCTTTTCCTTGTCACCATGCATAGTCGCAGCAGAATCTTCCAATTCTTTGACTTTGACTTCAAGATCAGCTTTTTCGCTAAGAAGAGACTCATTAGCTGAAGTAAGTTCAGCAATCTGAGACTCGAAATTTTCTGTGATTTCAGATTTAGCCGCCTCAAACTCAGCAGTTAAATCTTCAATCTGCTTGGTATTATCACTCATTTCATGATTCTCCGTAGCAGTTAAAAAATTAACAAATTGTACAGATGCACTCGCATCAAAAGGATTGGTATCCTTGCTAAGAATAATACTTCTTGGATTAGCTGGCTTGGCGACTAAACCTTTTCCGGAGAAGTAAAAACCCTTAAGAAGTCTTCCAATTTTATAACCTTGGTATTTGCCTTCACCACCATACGCACGTAGATGTTTTGTCAAGAAAGATGATTCTTCCGTTCGGGCCAATACTCTATTTTCATCATCTGGTCCAAGAATCGCATAATCAAAATCGCTAAAAATGCATTCCATAGATACGGACCATTCGCCAGCATCTATTCCATCACAGAGTTCTTGAACTCTTTCTCTCATTTGCGGGTCAGACCAGGTTTTGTATATAACAGCACTTGTGACGATATCAATTTTTTCTGGCAGTGTGTCTTTTTCTTTGATCACATTACCTTCTTGATCCATGACCATAGAGGCGGTCATGTGGCCAATAATATCAGTATCATCATGCATATAATTGAACTGTTTGTTTACAGGAGTGTTTCGAGCATCCCATAATTGATCAACAGCAAAAACGTCATCATTCTTATTCCATCCAGCAGATACTAACACAGAGTTCAAATAAAATAGGTCTTTTTGCTTGTCTTCATCTACGCCGACAAATGCTAAAGATTTTTTTATGTGTTCTTCGTCAATATTAAGTGCGGGGTCTAGATCTATGATCTCACAATCAAAAGCGATAGAGTTATCGTTTTCGATTTTTTCTTTTAAATTGTCATTGATTTCATATTCGTATATATGCATTTTTCTACCTTTCTAACAGGTACTACACCATAAACTAATTATTTATGTTATTTTTCGTTCAAAAAATTTAAAGAATATGATAGATTGTTTATGTGGCGAAGTTCATCTATGTTTGGCTCGCGGCCTGATTGATCCATAAAGTCAGTAAAAATGCTGGCTTTTGTAGTCTTTTGGACTTCATTCGCCGTTGGATTTTCTTCCAAAACTTTTAGTATTTTTTCTTCGTTTATTTTTTCGTGTGGAGACAAATTACACAAAACTCTGAACTTAATATCCTCTAATTCTCTTAACTGAGCCTTGCTTAACTCTCTTAGGTTTTTCTTACCGTAATGAGCAAGTAGACCTGGATTGAGTATGTTAGAGATTTTCTTTTGTGCTTCTTGAGACCAAATCATAACTGAAGCTTTAGGTGTGGTCTTCGGCAAAACCCGCCGTTGCTTTCTTGGCTCGCTATCTTTTGTGAAAAGAGGACGACCACCTTGCGGATCTGGAGTTTGTTTAGTTTCTTCTTGCCGTTGAGGTTTTGGGGTTGTTTCCGGTTCCTCTACGGGTTTTGGTTCAAGATCACTAACGTCATCAATTCCGATCTCACCTTTTTGTAAAGCAATCTTCTTGTATTCAGTATCAACATTGCCATTATGAAATGGATCAGCCTTGTATTGTGGCATTTGACCTCTTTCTCTTTTACGAGCTTCTGTTTTAACTCTTGACTCTTCGATTTCGTTGAGTTCACCAAATCTATCTCTTAGTGTTTCAACAGAGATGATGTCTCTATCGGCAAGTTGAATAAGTAAGTTTTTCTCAGAAGCTTCATCAGACAGAATCATATTCTCAAAGTGCAAAGTAGCTGGAGAAGAAAACCCCATAGACTTTTGAATATACTCGATTTCTTTCTTCCAGAACTGCTCAAGCAATGCACGCCCGTATTCCAGACGTTCAATCAAAGTCTTTAAAGAGATGAAGTTATTTGTAAATCCACCACTTTGTCCAGCTAATCCAGTTAGAGTCGGAGGAATACCAAGTCCAGCATAAATACTATTCAGAACGGGCTGATATTTTTCTGTACCCAAGAACTTGTAGATCTGAGTATTGCTTTCTTTAAAATCGATTTCCGGACCCCATACAAGATCCATCGTTCCACCACCAACATTACTAGCAAGAATATTTCTCAGCTTATCAATTGCACCTTTATTTGGTAAAATTTTATGATCAAGATTACCTAATCTCCACAATCTAATATTAGAGATGGCACCATCAAGAGCTGACATATCGGCCAATTTCATCTTTTCAAGCATAGTTACATCATCAATAATGGCGTTGATCATTGGACTTGCCCAAATATTCCAATCATCTTTCTTGTAGTAGAAGATTTCCAGAGAGTCAGAATCCAGAACAACCTTATTGTCACCAGTCTTTAATGCCTGCTTAACAGAGGCGGGAAGATTCTTTGAAAACTTAGGGTTCTTCTTGAAAGAATCGCACAGAGTTTTAGCAAGACGCATTTTGTAGATCTTTTCTCCACTAAATGCACCAGCGTATCCACCTTCTACTTCAATAGACAAAGGATTGAGAAAATCATACCTAAAAGGCAGAGTCTTCTTTGTAACAGACATTTTCTTGATGTCCATCATATCCTGAGCTTTGGACATTTCCTGTTTTTGCTTCTTAGTGATTTTGCCGTATCTCTTGTATACAACTACATTTCCGCAGCGATACAGCATATTAAGAAACCGCTCAGATCTTTCTACGCCGTTGATTTTTGCCCACCATCTGCGGTAAAATCTTTGAATGCTTTTATTTTTGTGGTTGAGGCTAATACCTTGAGAAGCAAAGTCGCCCATCAAATCGATAATGTTTTTGATGATGCCGACTTTATCATATGCTTTCATACACATGGAAATAGACTGTTTGAAGCTACTTGCTGGCTCCTCGTGCGGTCTAAATCTATAATAATCATCCTTGACAAAATCAGTTCTTACTGATATATTAGGCTCAATATCTATGTACGAGCGACGACTAGCTGTGGCACTCATAATACCATCATAGCTGTCGATATTTTTAGCGGCTTTGTCTAAATCTTCCGGAGTAGACCAATGAATGAAAGGAGATTTTTCTGACATAGTTTTTCCTCAATTGGAATGTAATTGAATTGACAATCTAACTGTTACCAATCTATACGCCATAACAAGAGAAAAATAGTTTTTTATTTAGTATAATCCATTCATAGCCTGGGTAAACCAGTTGGGACCACTAAATGTAGCGTCTTCTTTATTCTTACCGCTTCCATATTGTGCTGCGAACCCACCATAAGAATTATAACCAGGAGTTTCTTCCGTCTTGAGATTTCTCGCCGCCATATTTGCCATTAAAAGGGATGAATAGCGGTCCTTTCTCATTCGAGATTTTTTACCAACCCCAATTTTAACTTCAGGAGTATCCCATCTTAATCTACCATTAGCACTTTCAGTAACTTCGATTAGAGATAGTTCGTTTTTTAACTCTTCTATTTCCATAACACAATCTTCAAGTGTGTCATATAATCTATCGTTTGCCTTATCTTGCTCAATAGAAAGTCCGATAGTAATGGGGTCAAACCTTGGGAATAAAAGGATCTTATCTTCAAAGTCTTTTCTCAAACCATGATTAGCGTCGGAGTACCAATCATATCTAGCGAATTGGCACATCTCTAAAATGTGAAGACCTTGTTCGTCATCTGTTGGTTGTGATTTTTCTGGATTGATTATGGGCCAAATAGCGACTTCACCAGCTTGAATTTGGTTAGAATCATGTAGTGCTTCAGCAACAGCATATCCACCACCCTGAGCGTCCATAGCGATGTGTACTATATTAAACAACCCCATTAACTCCCGGATCTTACGAGCACAATAGCTATAGAAGTTATTCTCCTTGGTCAAACCTTTCTTTACTCGCTCGGTATGGTCTTTTCTTGTTGTTGTCCAGCAATGAACAATCCTTCTGTGATCAGTATGAAGCTCAAGAACTACAATACTAAAATTATCAACTTCAGATGCAGGGTCGATAGCCATAAGATACTTTTCATTCTTATTACCCCTTAAAAGAGGATCAAAATATACTTCTCCACTTGCTATTTTGACTGGTTTTAAATCAGTGCCTACACAAGCTTCGATCAAGCTTCTTTTAAAAAACCCCTGACTATCTTTAGTGAATACAGCCCCAAATTCCATTAGATAAATACCATTATGAACAGTTGCTTTGGATCTTGCAATCTGTCCTTCATCCATGAACCCTTTAGGAACCATATCTACCGGAATTCTAATTATAGAGTAATCATCCCATTTAAAAGATGGAGGTACATCCTCACCATTGAAGATATTGTTTGATATTGCCTTTTTATCTCCTTTGGTTTCTATAGTAGTTTTCCACTTTTTCCAATATTCCGCGAAATGATTAAAGTCATAATAGGCTGTACCAGACAGAATAATCTGGTTGGATTTACCTTGCTCCATTGCATCTGTTTTAAACAACTCAGACACATCCACACCCAATTCTTCCGCTTTTTTCTCAGCGGCCAGTCTACGAACATTATCAATAGGAGAAGATGAAACTGCTGCGAAACCTGCAATGACATTTTCAAAGATTTCTCTGGACATGCTCGCAAATTCGTCTGCGATAATATCATTGGCTCGCTGTCCACGAATCTTTTGACCATCGCCGATGGGAAGTGCAGAAATGGTACTTCCATTCAAGGTTAGTCTACACATATCCACATCGCGTCTAGGACCGCTACTGCTGTCGCACATGTCTCTTAAAATCGGAGCATTCTTCCAAATATTCTCCATATAATCATACAGATACTTCGACTGTCGGAATGCGGCACCAACGACGACTATCTTTCGATTAGGCATCAATATGGCTCGTAACATACAGTACAATGAAAGGATAAATGTTTTTCCTAAACCGCGAGATCCAACAAGCATCGGAAACTTCTTGTTCCACATTTCTTTGAGAATAAGTGCCTGCATGGGCAACAAATCGACATTGAGAACGTGCTTACAAATAAACGAAAAATAATCCGGGTTGATAAACAAGCAAGTTAGTCGTTTATAAAACTCATCTGGATCATCGGTCACAAGCCGCTCAAATGGATTGATAACATATTTATCGTCAACACTAATATTGAGCCAAGCATTATTTAGCTCTTGTATTAGTTCTTTACTTAATTTGCCGCTCATGCTACTTCATCCATAAAACCATAATAAACAGCTTCGTAAGCATCCATCCACCAATCAACTTTTTGCTTCATTTTATCTTCAATAAAATTCCGAATACCTTTCCAATCTAATCCTTTCTCTTTACAGAAATTAGATCCATTGCAGCGGTTAGCATAAATATCAAGCATTAAATCGCAAGACCTCTTTCCATACTCCATCGCACTTATTACTGCGGTATATTCACCAGCATCTGAATAACTTCCATTATGAATCATAAAGTCTGTGTGTTTGTAGATGATTCTTTTGTCGGCAGATTGTGGAATAATAGATGACATTGATCTAGCATGACCCATAGAATGAAACTCAATTTGCTGTGGACAATCTACGATAGCATCATACATAGCCATTCCATAGTTCCAATCTCCACCACACGATATCATGTATACTTTGATAACTTCATCGGCAGAAATGCGGCTTGACAAATGATTTAGGTTTTTTATAAACCTTGATGCCATTTCAAAGTCAACACCATATTCTCCTTCTTCATCTCTGCCTTCTGATCCTATATAGATTGCGTTTGTTGATAAATCTATTCCAAGGTTATGAATATGTTCAAGATTTGGTTCCACTGTTCTTCTCCCAAAAACTTAAAGTATCATAAGTAAATTTTTCAGCAGCATCTCTGTTGCCGCAAAAAACTACCTCTATATTTGGGCAGTCGTCTTCGATTT